GTCACTGGTTCCGACACGACCGTCACGGTCAAAGCCGTCATTACTCGTGTCACACCTCGTGAGGCTGAAGGTCTTTATCAAACAACTGATCTCAAAGTCATCATCGGCGCCAGCGAGCTTGGCACCTACTACCCAACCGAAGCCGACCGCATCCAGTACCAACAAGCTGGAGCAACCCGCGAGGCAAAGATCATCGCCATCACCACCTATCGCGGCGATAACCCGGTTTACCACTCTCTAATCGCGAGGCCCCAGTAATGGCACGCCGTCGTAATGACTTCATGAAATTAGCTGAAAAATTAGAAGCGGCAGTTTTAGCGCCGCTCATTTTGGGAGCCGCACGCTCGGCACAAGGAGTAGTAAAAGATCTACAAGAACTAGGTCCTGCATGGTCTGGTGAATTCTCTAACTCATGGGAAATAGCCAGCGAAAGTAAAGTATCTAGCGGAAGCGGATCGCCAGGAGCACCACAAAGATTGCTGGCCCCTATTCTTACTCCAAAAGAGTACAAATTTAAGCCTGAAGTAAAATACTACATCGCAAATAAAGCGCCACACGCAGACGTAGCACTGGATTTAGTTGAAAGTACCTACAGATATCCGGGCTTTGAACCAATTAAAGAAGCCGAAAGGGGTAATCGTATTACGGGTGTTCGGGGCGACTTATCCCTACAAGCGGACGGACGCAACCAACGCACAGCACCCTTGGATTGGTACACCACATATTTGCGCGGTGGGAAAATAGATAAGACAATAAGCCTCTACATGGATCAAGCACTTCGCAGCGTGAAGCTATGAACTACCAAGCAATTCGCGCTGCCGTCGAAAACCCGCTGCTCACAGCGTTTGGTGCACTGGTGCCTCCGGTGCCCGTCTACTTCGACAACATCACGGCAGTCCCGCCTAACACCACTACTGAGTACGTTCGCGTCAATGTTACTTTCGGTATTACCAACGAACCCACGCTTACCAGCAGCGTTGACAACGCCCGTGGCGCGATTGTTATCCGCATTTTCACGGAGAAAGGCAAAGGCCCCGCCCGCAATCAAACCCTGATCACCACAGCAGTCAACGCACTGGAAACACTCAACAACGCCGCGAAAACAACAAGCGGTGTATTTTTCCGTGTCGGTGAAATTAACGGCCCAACGTTTTCAGCAACAGAGGAAGCCCCGCATTTTGTCGGGAGGATTGATACCTCCTACGTTGCAACTGTCCTGTCATAGGTGATGCTTAACAACAGGCGCTAACCTGTATTAAGCCGGGCAGTGCCCGCCCACAACGCTCACTTGGTACGCCCTATGGCCACCACCGTTCTGTCCGGCACGTCCGGCGCCCTCTACTACAAACCCGCCGGCACCACCGGCACCTTCGGCGAAGCCAGCGTCAACACTGGTACCGACGTAATCACCGTCGCCCCCTACCTGAACTTTAAGGCAGGCGACCCGGTGAAATTCCGCGTGGTGAACAGCCAGACCGGCGGCTCTGGCACCGGCACCCTGCCTGCGCCTATCTCTGACGCCACCACCTATTACGTCCTGAGCTACACCGCTGCGACTGGTGCGCTCACCGTATCGACTTCTGCCGGCGGCACCATCCTGGCCATCACCGACGATGGCACCGTGGCTGCCCCCAACGAGTTCGAGGTGTACTACGCCGACTTCGCTGTTGTCGGCCAAGTCCGCGACTGGAGCTTCGAGATCAGCCGCGCTGAAATCGACGTCACCACCATCGGTCAAACCCCTGGTCAGTACGTACCCTTCCGCAGCTACATCAGCGGCTTCGGCGATGGCACCGGCACCGCAACGGTCTACATGACCGATGAGGACGCCGCCCTGTCCAACCGCATGATCGAGGACGTGCTGCAGCGCCAGCAAAACGGTGCTGCCTTCAAGCTCTACACCGATCGCGTATTCAGCGGCGGCACCCTGAGCGAAACCCTCAGCCGCTCGATCAGCTTCGATGCTGTGCTGACCTCCGCCAGCCTCAACATCAACCCCGACGATGCCCAATCGGTGACCGTCAACTTCCGCCCCTCCGGCACCCCCACCTTCGACTTCGCCAAGTCCTGATACTCTTTTGGGATAGCCAGTTCAGTAGCCCCGGCCTCAAAGCCGGGGCTTTTTATGTCTAGTCCGCTACAGTAGACCCAAACCAACAGGATTTTATGCCTGCCTCAATTCCAGTCCGCGCCATTGATCGTCTGCGTAAAGCAGCCAATTTGGAGCCGGCTAAAAAAGTAGTCGAACTCTCTGACGGCAGCAAATTTGAAATGTGGGTGGCACCGCTGACGATGGCTGAGCGCGAACGCGCCCAGAAGCAAGCCAAGTCCGACGACGCCAACGCTTTCGCACTCCAACTGCTGATCGCTAAGGCCCTCGACGAATCCGGCTCCAAGCTGTTCAGCGTCGGCGAAGTGGATGTGCTGAAGAACGAAGTGAAGGACAAAGATCTCCAACAGCTGATGCTGGCGATTCTGACCGACGACGCCGAGCCCATCGACCCAAAATCCTGAGCGTCGAACTCCGCAAAGACAACTGGCTCATGCTCCAGTTTGGCGTTGCCAAGGAACTGGGCCTGACTCTTACCGAAGTTCGGACGACCATGACCGCCGAGGAATTACTCGGCTGGAGCGCCTACTTCCAAATCCTGAACGAAGACCAGCAAAAGGAAATGGACAAGGCCAGACGCCGCCGCTAACCCGGCGGCTTTTTTGTCGCGTAAACTGAAGTACCAGAGTGTGACGCAAGCCGTGGCCGCTTACAGAGCTGATATTGAAATCGGCGTAAGAGGTGTACGGTATCTAGACGAACTTCAAAATAAGCTCACCCAAGTATCAAAAACTATTGAGCAAGTAAACAAACAACAGGTCGTTATACGCAGAACTATTGCCGGAGCAGCTTCCGCTACTCCCATGGGACCAGGAGGTAGTGGAGTAACAAGCGCAAGCGCTCAAGCAGCAGCATTCGCTGTTGAAAAGCGTGTAAGTGAACTGCGTCGTGCTGACGCGCAAGCGCAACTTAAATCTTTAAAAGACAGGTCTTTTGCGGAAAATTATATCAGCGGAATTATTAGCCGTAGGTTACAAACAAAGCAACAAGAACTAGCCGCAGAACAAAAAATAACTGCCGAAAAACAAAAACAAGCGGCCGCAACGTTACGTTCGCGCGTAGGTAGCGCTGCGAGTAACGCCGTCATTGGTGGTGCTTTTCCGTTGTTGTTTGGGCAAGGGGCCGGAGCTGCTGTTGGTGGCGGATTAGGCGGCGCAGTCGGAGGCGCCTTTGGCGGGACACTCGGCTTTGGTCTATCCCTTGTTGGTACAGCTATCGGACAAGCCGTTGATGACGCGGTAAAACTTAATCAGGAACTTAACTCTTTAAACAACAGTCTATCTTCTACAGGCGGAACATCCCGCACAACCGCATCCGATATTTCTCAGCTTGCATCTCAGCTAGGTATAGCTAAAGATGAGGCGTTAAAACTTGTCGCAGCGTTTTCTGAGTTTGGATCTGCAAACATCAGAGAAGCTTTAGCCACAAGTTTTGGTGCTGTTGGCGGCGAGGAAGCGTTTAATGCTCTTGCGGCAGCCAGAGACAACAAGAGCACTTTAGAAGCTATTGTAAAACTTCGAGATACAATTACTGACTCACAAGCAAAAGAAGCATTAAAGCAACTAGAAATAAATGGCTCGGCAGCAGCTAACGCCTTTTTACAACAACGACTGATTACTCTTCAAGAACAAAAACTTATTAAAGTCGCACAAGAAATTACCTTGATGGATAGATTATTAGCAGCGGCAGCTGCCCTTGGAGCGCAAGGGCAATTTATTGACCCTGCAATGTTCGGAAAAGACCGTGCCAATGAGGTGCGCAAAGGAGCAGCAGAGCGTAAAAAAGCTCAAGACCAAGCGTTGCAAGATACACGCAAATTTCTTTCCGATGTTGCACGTTTAAACGAACAATTTTCGACCAAAAATACAAAAAGTCCAAAACCTCCAGAAGATCGTACGGCCGCTTTACAGGATGATCTACAGGCCCTTATTGAAATGGGTAATGCGGAGGATCTTATTCGTGATCTTCGTTTTCAGGGACGTGATCTACTCATTCCAGAAGTTGAACTAACCAAAAAACTTTCCGACATCGCGCGGGATAAAGCCCAAGCTCTCAGGCAAGCTAATTACGAGACAGAACGTGCTGCCATAAATCAATTCGCACAAGCTAGAGTCAGCATTGCACAAAAAGAAACAGAAGACCAGATACGCGACATACAACAACGTAGATTTGAGGAAGAGTTGCGTTTGCAAGACGCTGTACGTAATTCCGTAAAAGTGTTTACAGATCTACGTCAAGAACAAACCCTGCAGGTTCAATACGGAAAAACATATCTTCGCTTAGTTACAGAAGGTTTGCTGCCTGCAGAAGCGGCTCGCAGAGCCAACTTTGAAAAGTTAGTAGCGCAAGAACTTCTTGCCGTAGAAGAGCAAATTAAACTAACTGAATTGGCAATTATGGAAGCAAAAGCCAGAGGAGCAAGCACAGTAGAACTAGATAAGCAACTTAAAACATTTAAAGAACAACAAAAGGCTATTACCGCTCAAGCAGCAACAGGACCCGGACAAGGCCCTACACAAACACAAAGGCTGGAATCTGCTGTTGCAACAGCCCGAGGTCAACTAAATGAACTTACAGATTTTACAAATCAAGTTGTCGCTGGTGCTCAAGCCATTGGTGACGCTTTCTCTCAAGCCTTCCGAGGTCTTGTCACCGGAGCAATGACTGGTCAGCAAGCGCTTGCCGCGTTCTTCAAAGGTGTCGGCGACCACTTTATGGACATGGCCAGCAAGATGATCGCCAAGCTCATCGAGATTTACATTCTCGAAACTGTCCTTGGTTTTATTAGCGGTGCAGCGGCGGGATCTTTCACATCCAAGTCAAATGCTGCTGGTAAAGCCACTTTTGGAGGAAGCTTCAAAGGAACCGGAGCCAGCACTTTTGGCTCAGGCGGTATTCGTGTTCCAGGTTATGCCGAGGGTGGTTTTGTTACCGGTCCTACCCGTGCTGTAGTTGGTGAAGGCGGTGAAGCGGAGTACATTATCCCCGCGAGCAAGATGCGCGGCGCAATGGCTCGCTACTCTGCTGGCGCCCGAGGTTCTGCGGTCATTCCAGGCAATGGCACATCCGGTGGAGGTGGCGCAGCAGGCTCTGGTTCCGGTGCAATCGACGTGCGCTACACCGTTGAACGCATCAATAGCGTGGACTACGTTACGGCGGACCAATTCCAACGCGGTATGCGCCAAGCCGCCCTACAAGGTGCCGAGCAAGGCGAACGCCGCGCACTGGGACGTTTGCGTAACTCACCTGCTACCCGCAACCGCGTCGGAGTCTGATGGAACTGATCATTGGCAACACGCTTTCCCTAAACGGAGGCAGCTACCAGAACTACAACCTGAACGGCAGCAACTTTCTCCCGTTTGGATTTAGCGGCGTCGTCGTCAACCGCAGCGGCGACAACACCCAAGCGTCGCTGGTCTTCCCAAACAACGACCTTGCCCGCTCATGGGCATCGGAAGCCGCCGCAAACCAGTGGGT